GGTCATTTGGCTTCACGACTGCGCCTCAATTTCCAAGATCGTCCCATGTGTCGGGTGGAACAGTTGATCCGGCTGTCCGCGATACTCGCTCGGCATGGACACGCAAATGAACTGTTCCCAATCGTTCACCTGATCGGTCGGCCGTGTGCCGAGCGAACCGTCCGCCTGTATGGACAACACGACATTGGCGTCGTGGAACGTGGCCGAGAAGAGGTTGTTGCCGAGCTTCTTGAGATCAACAGATTCCCATCCATTGGCTGATGTTCTATCGGCGTAGACGACGGTGGGGATGCGGGGATCGACGCCGATGTACTTGCCTCGCAAACGAAGAAACACTTTCATTCGGACTCCTTATCGATACAAAATGGCTTGCGGAAACTTCGTCGTCGGCACGGGCGCGAACATCGGCACGCCATGCCCGCCGTTCTTGTTCGCGGTCAAGAGCCTATTATACATCTCGCGGACGTTGGCGTTGCCCGTAATGCCATTGATCCGCGAATATTCAAACGGCGCAAGGACCGCCAAGCGACTATTCCCGGCAAACAGATCCAGCGCCGCGCCTATGGTATCGACCGTCTGTTGGTCCGTCAACAGGCCGCGCGTGAAGTATTGCGGGATGCCGCCGAGGTTGACACACGGACTCGCCAGCGCCATGTTGAATGCGGCGACCCAGCGGCGCTTGGCGTTGACGAGTGTTTCGCCCTTTTCGATGTGCCAGAACCACTCATGCCAAATCTGGTCCCATGAATTCAGGCCACGCGGAGGCGGCACAAGGTCAGGGCCATCGCTCCACCACGCCACGCGCGTCTGGAGTTCATCGGCTACCTTCCTGACGCCATCATAGCCACGCGGGCCAAAACCCTCGGCCGCGATGCCATAGAGGCGGCCTTGGGCATGGGCGCGGCGAATGGCTGTCGTGCCGCCGTCCAGATCCATCCCGACCCAGCACTTCCGATTGGCCGCTTGGGCATTGCCATCGATGACGACTTCTGAGTCCGAGCCTGACGTGCCGTCCAAGTCTTTGTACGGCGCAATGGAAATGGCGTGGGTGAAATCGCGGATCGGCGGGAAAGTCACAGGCGGCACGGGCGGTTCAAACAGATTAATGACTGGACTCGCCTGCCACGGGCCGCCGTTCAGGCGGAACATGGTCAAATCCGGACTCATTTCGTAGAGCCGCAAGCCGGAATTGTCAGGCCATTCCGCGCTGGCGACTCGCAGTACACCCGTCGAATAGTCCACGTCAGGATAGTAATCGAACGCGGACGCCGAGAGGCAATGCCCATAGGACGCGCCCCACGGCCAAACGCATAATCCAAGCGCGCTTACATAACCAGTTATCCATCGCGGAGCCAAGGCGGGGCCATTGTCGCAGAAGGTATGCACGCCCGTCGGCGGGCACGGCGGATCGGGCAAGCCGATGGCCTTCAGGGTCGCCCCAGACGTGTAGAGGATGACGCCTGCCCGCATGGTCACAGAATCGGGCCGAATCGCGCCTAAGCCATCGTGGACCGTTTCAGACCCATCTGGACGCCGCACAATGAAGGCGTCAAATCCCGGTTTGCGGATAAATATTTGATCGCCCTCTGGCGACATGCCCACGGCCAGCCGTTCCGCATCAGGCCATGTGTGCCCTTCGCTGTCCAAGGGGCCAGTGGTCAAGTCGGCCAGCCATCTGCCTCCACCGTCTGCATACATGGCGCGGGCATCGCGGACGCCGTAGTCGCCCAACCGGACAGACTGCCCCGTGGCGTAGGCGTATGTGAACAGGCCCACTTGCGATGTGTTGAAGCCGCCGTAGCCGATGGAGATGCCGGGCGTCAACCAGTCCCAATATAATGAGGTATATTTCTGCGAATCGGTGTTCAGGATGAATTGTCCGCTAGGGGAGAACTTCATCTCAAAATCCGTCGCAATCACAATCTGGAATGGCAGGACGGCCAATCAGTGCGCGACCCAGCGCGACAATGCCCTGCCTCAGATTGTCAAGATAGCCCGCAACCTTCCGCCATGCACGCTTCTGCCACGGCAGGCGCGAAGCGACAACTGGCGGACCAAACGAACGAAACAAGGCTTCATTCAGCCATAGATTTTGGTCATCTAGCGCTTGGCGCATTTGCTCGTTAATTAGCGCGACTAGTCGGTCGTGTTTGATCACGATTCCACCTGAAACTTCAACGCTTGGTCAATCAGCGCCCGCAACACGATCGGATCGACAAACACAGCCAGCCCAGACGACGCCATGCGCCTAAGCATTATGAGGCGGATCAACTCCGCGATCTGTGGCTCGGTCATTGGGTCAGAAACCGTCCTAGCGCATACAACGCCACAAACGCGCCTGCGAGGATGGCAATGCAGCCAAGCCAGATGAGAAAGGACTCAAAGAGCGTTCGCATGTTCCCGCTCCAATCGCTTCAGCCGCTGATCCAACGCGTTCAGCATAATCTTCAGTGTCGCCTTTTCGCTGCCATCACGCGCCCATTCAAGGATGGCGTGGGCGAGACTTTGGGCTTGCGGTTTATCAAGATCGCCGCTGACAATGACTTGCAGCTTGCCGTCCAGTTCGCCATTGCCCCAATAGATGCGCCACGGCCCCTGCTGCACCATTGGCTACTCCTGCGCCCGAAGAATCGCCAGCACGGCCGCCTTGTACCACGTCGGGCCAAGAGTCGCGGGCACGGCGCGGAGGCGAGCAAGAATATCGGCCATTTAGTCTCCGTTGATGATGTGTTTGACCCAACAGTGGTCGCCGGGATGCAGTTCCTGCCGATCGCACCGTTCCGTCAAGTCCTTCGGATTTATGATCCAGCAGAGGCGGCGCTTGGGACCACGGCCGCCGACGTAGACGATGCGCGGGGTGTTGAGCGGCGCGGGCGATTCTTCAGTCATTACCCTGCTTCGGAGCCGCGAGCACATGGCTCGGATCATTGGCGTAAATAATGTGCGCCGACAGCGCCATGTTCGCCGCGCCAAACGAGACGGCGTTAACGCGGTGGCCGCACGAGCAACAGAGGCCGATCACGGTCATGCGCCTAACTCCTTTTCCAGTTCGCGCCGTGAAATCGTTTGCCCAAACGGATCGAGCGTTTCGTGCCGTAGGGCCGACAGGCAGTATTCCAGGTCCGACAGCGCATGATGCGACAGTTTCGCGCCGCACCAGCGACAGCGAACGCCGCCAGCAGGCTCGACTGGAAACCCTTTCGGCGTCGTATCAATAGGCGCACGGGTCATAGATAAGTGCTCGCAGGACGTAAGGCCCGTATTGCCAACCGTACCACGGAGCGAGCGATTCCGAGCGTATTGCTCGCCATCCTGTTAAAAAGAGACTGTGGGTGAGGAGGCGAGTCTTCCGACTGTTCAGTCTTATTCATCGGACACCCACATCGCGCGACCATGCGGCCCTCTGCGACAGGAGTATTCTAACACACTCACCGCGCCGGATGTCAAGCGCTAATTGTGGCCTGTTTTCTTGCCTTGTTCTTATAATACCACTTCAGACCTCGAACCTTGCGACACTCACAGCAAATGCGCGCCCCGCTGGCCAGCGTCTTATCGCTAAACAAATGGCCCTTCTTGCAGCGTGGCCTTCTAGGCTTGATCCGTCGCATGTTTTCCTCACGCGTGACCGCCTCTAAGTGGTCCGGATTGATACATCGACTCACGCCGCACAAGTGGTCAATTTCCATGCCGTCAGAAATCGGGCCTTTGAAAGTCTCATATGAGACCCGGTGCGTGTAGCGCAGTTTTCCTCCGATGCCGATTGCGCCATATTCGCCAAGCCCTTGCGTTGCCCCTGTCCAGATCCAGCAGCCGGTATTCGGCTCAGGACTAATCCTTGCTAACAGCCTGTCGATGGGAGTTTTGCCGTGATAGGAATATTGGCAATACGAGGGCGCGGTCATGCGTGCTATTTTATCACGGGAATACGCCGACGATGGGCAAAGTTGGCTTCTGGAGGATCGGATGCACGGCGTTGGTACTCGACGGGCTGGCCGATAACAGACAATAGTTTGGCTTTGGTTTCTGGCTCGGGCCATGTGTTGGCCCAGACCGCCAACATCGCATGTACCTGCTCCATCACCTCTCCACGCCTTGCCTCTCGCTGGCCCTCTCTGTGGATCTGGTTCATGATCATGATTTTCATGGCGACTTCCACGGCGACGGCGACGGCGAAGAATATCCAGACCATTTATTTGCTCGATTTGCTACCAGACGGGTCGGCACACCGGGACCGTGCCGCCTCATTGGTGGCCGTGTTGAGGCAGACGCCAAACAGATAATAGCGAAGCACGGCGCTATCGGTTTGACGTGCCGATTCATGCTGGGCGATTAGGTCGTTCGTCGCCTTGATGGCCAGCGTGTTCGTGGCAATCTGCGCCGAGAGCGTCGTCGTGAGCCAGTAAAGAATCCAGGCAAACGCCGCAGATGGCACCCCTACCCACGTCATAATCCTTGCCCACACGGGCAGGCTTTCGTTTGTGAGCGGACTCATGGAGTCAGCCATTATTGCCCACCCAGACCGATCCGCTTCAGTAGCGCCTGTGACAGCAATGGATTCACGCCGGGTCCAGGCATCGGTTCATAGTCCTCTGGCACATCCGGCAGTTTCGCCAGTTTCTTCGGGAGATAATGGACGGCATACTGACGGCCGGTGCGCTGGTTCATCATGAGTTGCGTGGCTTCCTGCACGGAAATCTTGCGCCCCGCCTCGGCCGCCGTATTCATAATGTCCTGAATCGCCTTCATGTCGCCGCTCGACAATCCAGACAATTCGTTGACGTCTTTCGAGAGGCTGGGCCGAAAGCGCCCTTCGACCTCTGGCAGCGTTTCGACCGGATGGCTCGCCACTGGCGCTTCTGGCGCAACGCCAAGACGTAGGCCGCCGCTTGCTTGTCCGCCTCCGTGTTGACGAATCCATGTAGCAACAACGTCCTCATCGGCCATGCCCTGAGGAGGATTCTTCAGATTGATTTTGAGTGCGCCTTGGGGCGTGGGCGAATCAATCAGAGTTGACGGATCGGCTCCCGCCTGAAATCCTTCGACTTTGGGCGTGCGATACCCAATCCTCAGGGTTTCTTTGCCGCCGCCTTCGCTTGGCGCGGACACGGTTTCCGAAATGCGCGGCGCACGAGGCTCAAGTCCTTCTTTCGCTTTCGCAATGCGATCCATCGCGTCTTGCTCGCGCTGGGACGCCTGTTGGGCCGCTTCGGCAGCGTTTGTCTCTTTCGTGCCTATCTGCGCCACTTTGTTTGACTCTAGCATCTGGCGCACAATCGCGGCTTGTTCTGGCGTGGCCGCCGATTGCAGTCGAGACGATAGCACCGCTTCCTGCTGTTTCGGACTCCGGCCTTCGATCGCCGGTAAGAGTTCTTCATTTAACCACGCCTGCGCCTCTGGCGTGCGGCCAAACTCGTTTGGATAGCCTATCGGCGCACGGACAGGAAGCCCACGCTTGCTAAAGTCTTGAATCGCTTCGCCCCATTTGGTCGGAGAGACGCCGAGTTTCAACACGCCGCCTGCGGCATTGAGCACGCCACGCGGATTCGCCATGACATTTATTGCACCGCCTGTCGCGCCTGCTAGGGCCGTTTCGCCAGCGACGTTGGCGACACCTTCCCCGAGCGACCGAGGCTTATCAAGGCCCACGGCGTAATTGATGAAGTCCTGCGCCCCGCGTCCCGCGCCTGCCCCGAGCGACCCCGCGAGAATCGGCGCTTCTGGCGCGGCGATACTCCCGAGCACCGCTCCGGTAAAGGGCAATGCACCCGTAACGCCTCTGGCCACGGCTGCAATATTCGGATGCTCACGGAACATCTGTCCGCTGGCTTCTCGGAGCGACGGCGGACCTGAAGGCTGCTCGGCGTGGATTTTGTCCAACGCCTCCATGATGGCATCGAGCGATGCGCCCTTGTCTTGCTGCTCTTTAATGAACGCCTTGAGTTCTTCGTCTGTGGGCTGTTGCATTAGCCGCCGCCCTTCTTTTTCTTCCAAGCGTTCAAAATGTCATCCGCTGTGATCGTGGGCGTCGGTGTCTGCGGCGTGTTCGCCTGCTGGCGCTCGCTGTCCGAGCCAAACACACTTTGGAGTCGCTTTCGTTCCGACTCATAGGCGGATTGGCGGTTCTTCGCCTCGCTCGATAGCGCACTCAAGGCCGCCTGCATCTGGCTCACCGTGGCATTTGGATCAAGAATCGTATGCAGTTCTTTCCGCATGGCATCGCTGACCACGCCAGTCATGCCGGGCGACGACACGATGCGCGCGTATTCGTTCTGCAACGACGTGCGGAGCGCGTCGAACTGGCTCATCGCCGTGCTACCTAAGCCACGCGCAATCGCCCGATAGGGCATATTCAACCACGAGGAACCCGTGTCGGGAACGTCCTTCAGGATGCCATCGAACAAGCCACGATTCAGATCCGCCGCTTCGCTGAACGCCTGCGCCGCCGCCAGCGTTTTCTCGTTCGCCGCGAGCGCTGTCTGATTTGCGCCGTAGCGTTGACGCAAGGCCGGAAGGTCGGGCGGCTTCTGCGCGTCAAACACGTTCGTGGACGGGTTGAACTTGTTCACCCGCGACAACACGCGCTCCTTGAGCGCCACGCCAGCATTGCCAATGCCGAGATTGGCCAATGCCTGCGGTCCCTCAAGCGCATAGGCCCGCGCGAGCATGTCGATGGTTTCTGGGTCCATCTGGGCGTCGAGTGAGGCCGCGTTCTGTGGCGGCTGCGACAGGCGCTCCGTAATCGTGCCTTTCGGCACGCGCTCCGTGCGAATGACCCGTCCGCTCGCGTCCATCACGTCGCGCTGCACGGTTTCAGGCGGCATGGCATACGCAGGCGGCTCGCTGCCCGTCTGCTGCTTGTACATGGCGCTATAGGCTGAAGGATTCGACTTTTTCAGATCGTCAAACTTCCCGGCCGTGTCATCTGCGACAAACTGTGCCGCCGCCTGCATCTTGGCCTGCGCGTTCCGCTGCCCATAGTCCCCGATAATCCGCACCGCCTGATTGAGCGGCACTTGGCCCGGTTGGACCGGCCCAACATCGTTCGGCGCGGCCGGGGCCATATAGAGTCCGCCCTTTTGGGCCAGCCCGACATCTTCCGTCGTGGACAAAATGTCTCCGGGGCCAAATCGCTTCGACGCCTCGTTGGCCGCATTCACGCGCTCTTTTTCCGCCTGCGCCTCGGCTTTCGCTTGCGCCTGTTCCTGTGACGCCTGCGTATGCCACAGCAGTTGATTGCGCGCGACTTGTTCCTCATTCGCGGCCCGTCGCTGATCCAACTGATCCTGCAACGCCGTATGGGCGTTCATCAGCGCCTGCTGCTTGGTGCGCTCGCGTTCGGCCAACACTTCGGCCAAGGCGTCGATAGCGGAGCCGCTGGGCGATTGAAGGGGCGGCATTACCGCCCTCCGTAGTAACTGCTGAGCAAGCCCAACGCCGGGCCTGCCCATTCACCAATGCGCGCGAGCGTGCCGGTATTCGGCCCCTGCCACGCAGGCGGCGCGGTATACGTCGGCACGGTCATCGGCGGCAGCGTGTAGGGCGTCGGCGCGGCATATGGCGTCCACGTCGGCGCGGGCATCGTCGCCGCGTCATACGTCGGTCCCTTGGCCAGCATGTCACTCGCCTGATTGCCCACCGCTTGCAGCGTGGACACATACTGTGGGTCCAGCGCGGGCGGTCCCTTCTGATCAAACGGGCCGCGAGACGGATTCTTGGCGGCGGACATCTTGAACAGATTCCGAATGCCCGTGTTCCGCTGATCCTGCTCCAACTTCGACCGATTCAGAAGTTCATTCTGAAACGCCGACTGTCCTGCGGTGTTCGCTTCGTAGCCGCCGAGCGCCGCATTGTTATTCGCGGTATTCGCCTGCAAGCCCAGCGCGGCATTCTGCTGTTGCAACTGGGCCATGTTGCGCGCCCATTCATTGGCCGCCTGCGCCGAGTTGAAGCCGTAATCGTTCTCTAGCCCCTGATTATGGGCGTTCGCGTTTTCGGCCGCGCCGACCATGCGACTGCCCGCGTTCAAGGCTTGGCCGAGACGCGAGAGCGTGCCGCCGCTTCCGGCTAACTGCGCGGCCGTGGCTCCAGTTCCGCCAGCGACGCCCGCTGTTTCGCCCGCCATGAGTGGCACGCCTTCGGCTGAGAGGAACGTGCTGCCCGGCAAAGACGCAGGAAGCCCAACCGTGGGCGTAAGTCCACCGGCCGTCGCCAGCGCCGACGTGCCAGTTGGTGCCCCGCCAAGTTCGGCTGCACCCGCACCGCCCACGCCCGGAGATGCCCCGGCTGCGACCATGCTTGCCAAATAGAGCGCCAACGGCGTGGCATTGAAGTCGCTCCCCACCTCCGTCGCATCGCCTTGGTTCTGAAACGCCCACTGCGCCGCGAGCGCTTGTGAGGGGTTCGTCTCGTCAGACGGATCGCCGTAGGGGTTGTCGCCTGCCGCATTCGGAGACACGAGCATCCCATTGAAGTCGTACGACCCCGGCGTCCGTGTGTAGTGACCACCAAAAGACATACTCGCTCCTTACGCCAACCCGATATTGGTCTGGTTCGTCGTATCGAACTCATACCCGCGCTGGGCCAAGTTCTGATCGAATTCCCGGCCCTGCTCCCCGAGTTGGGCATAGCGAAGGGCATTGTCATACTGTGCCAACTGCTGTTGCAGCGCCCGCGCTTCTTCGTCCTGATTGAGCGCTTGGGCCTGCGCGAGCGCTTGGGCAATCTCCTGCCGCCGCGCCATCAGTTCCTGCTGCATCAACTGGCCTTCAAAAGCGCTCGTGTTCTTGCCGACATTCTCATTCGCCAGCCGCGTTTCGGCACTCAAATTGGCGCTCGGCCCCTGCCGCTCGGCCAAGGCTGCCAGCGAATTCCGCATAGCGTTCTGCTGCTGCGCGATAAATGGCGTCAACTGCGCCTGAATCGTCGGGTCGTTCGGGTTGACGTTCAGCCCCTGTTGTGCCCGCTGCATGAGCATCTGAAAGAGTTTGTCGCTCTCGGGCGTCTTGACGCTGGGAAACGGCGTACTGGCCCCTGCGGGCGCGGAATACATGCCCATTCCCGAAGACGCGCCAGACGCCCCGCCAGAGCCGCTAGAACCGCCCCCAGGCGCACGCCGAATCAAATCCAACCCGCCCGCGCCCGGCGCGGCGTAATAGCCCCCAGGGAGGCCATATTGTCCAGTAGAGGGGTAGTACTGAATACCCCCGCCTGCGGGATTTTCCGCGCCTGCCCACCCATTGCTGTTCATCCAGTGAATAGCGGCATCGCCCGTCAGGCCGTGCTGTAAGGCCGTCATGAGGCCATATTCAAAGGAATGGGGGTCCGTGGCATAGGTGTCCCATCCGCCGCCGAGTCCCGCCGATCCACCGCTCGGAGCCGATGCGCCAGCCATGCCGCTTGGCGACGTCCCGTACGTCGGCGTGCCCGATCCCGCCTCGGACCACACCGGAAACGGCGCACCGCTATACGGCGACGTCCCCACAGGCGTCGGGGATGGTTCTGACGCGCCGGGCACAGGAATGGAGGAATATGTCGGTTCGTCCGATGACGGCCCGCCCGTGGCAGGCGTTCCGCTATCGCCGCCAGATCCACCACTCGGCGGAACGCCATACTGCGGATCGCCGGGCATCCGGCCCCACGGATCGGGTCCGCCTTCCGCGCCGCCGCCAGTGGTGGGGGTATAGTCAGCCATGCTCGTTCCTCTATTCTATCACAATTAGGGCAATTGACTGACAATCGCCTCAAGAGCCACAATCCGCGCCAACAGCGCCTGAATCTGCGCCTCAGCAAACTGGCCGTTCCGGTTGATGACGTTCACGAAATGATCCACGTCATCGGCCAGCCCTTGGCGCACGTCTGGCCAGTCGCCCTGTAAGTCCTGCTGCCGTGTCGCGCGTGCCGTCGCCATTACGCGGACTGCTCCCGTCTCGGCTTCGTGTCCAGCCGATGGAGTTTCCACTGCTTCGTCGGCAACGGAATCACCGGCACGGGACTCGACGGCGGAGCCAATCCGACGACGGCCCCGCCGATGTCGAAGTCGTCCTTGATTTCGCACACGGCCGTATCGGTCACAAGGCGTCCGCTAGAGGCGTCCCATGCCACGGTGCCCAAGTCTTCGTCGTGTGGCTCATCGCGGTCGTAGGCCATCCACAGGCGATTCTGGGAAATGTCCGACGCCAAGCCGTAAATGACTTCGGCGTTATACACCGCGCGATCGTCGCCGCCGCCATAAAATGTCTGATTCGCAATCGGCGGCCCTTCGGTGGACACGGTTTCACCCAGCGCCGTCCATCCATGCGTATTCGGCGGCACGCTGTCTCCAAGCGACGTGGCGGATCGCAGGGGCGTATAGGCCACGAGCGTGTCACGCGGCACATATGTCGGCGTGAACATCTGCTCGGTATAGAGGCCCGGAGCAACCGCCGTCAGATCCTCTTGCCACGAGGCAACACAGGAGACGCGAATGCCGCCATTCGGTCCCACGCCAGCGATTTGTTCGTCGGTCATCGGATCAAGGGCGCTCAAGTCTTCCGCCATGGTTCCGCAGATCGTCTGCCCCACATTGAATTCCAAGAAGCCTGACCCATAGGCCACGACGAGATAGCACCATTCTGTGGAGAGTGGATAGGAGCCAATGACCGTCAAGCCTGCCCCGATGTCATAACTGGCGACATAGCCGGGATTGCCGCCGTCTCCCGTGGGATCGATCACAATCTGGATATAGGCGCTGTCGTCGAGATTGCGCCAGCGCCACACGCCCATCGCCGCATGGGACGCCGAGGGCGACTGCACCCACAGGGCCGTCGTCCAGTCAGTCGTCACGTCCAGCGGGGCCACGCGCACGAGGCCGTCATCTTCGCCGTTGAGCGCAATCGCGCCTGTGACCGTCGCGCCTGTGAACGGCAACGCCAACAGCGCATCGTTGGTCGGAGTCGCGTAGGCGAACTTTGCGGGCGATACCGTGACAGGACACGAGTTATAGGCATACTGCAACGGCGGCTCAATCCGCGCCACGCCCGTAATGCTCGGCGCAACGCTCACAAACGACACCTTGGCGTCCGAATCGCTCGTCGCCCGCAGAAACACGCCGTCAATCGTGTTCCCTTGCGCCGTCATCGCGAGTCGCACGGTTTGATTGAGGCCCGCGCTCGCCAAAACATCGACGTAATTCGGCTGCTGATCCGATCGTCCAATCCACACGCGCACCGATCCGGCCGTGCTATGGACGCTCACGGTGATTTCGTACGTTGTGCCGAGCACGAGACTGCCAATCGCTTGGCTCAGATTGCTTGCCGTGCCCGCACTATGCGTGACGCTGTTGCCGCTATAGGCCCAGCCCGTGCCGAGGGTCCAGCCTGACGCCGATCCCGAGAATGTGCCATTCGTGACGACATCGGCCCCATAGGTGCCCCACGGGCGATTGGTGTCCAGTCGATAGCCGAGCAAGCGCACCCGTAACGGTTCCACCACGTCATCCCCGAGATAGGGTTCGACGTAATAGAGAGTCGCTCCGTCCGCACTAAGGCAGGCGTCCATGTTGCCCACGAAGTTCAGGCCATAGGTTTCCTGAAGCGCCCCCGTGCTATCCACGCGCACCAGATCCCGTGTCGTTCGGTTGACCATGACGAGATCGCCCGAGGGCAACGCATGAAAGCCGCGCAGCCATAGCCGCTCGCCGCCGAGGAAGTCGAGATCGTGCGTCTCAATGAGCGTCCCATCGCTCGGATTGAATCGCCGAATCACGCTGTTCCCTGTTGCCGCGCCGCCTTCCGATTCGGTCGTATCGTACAGCGCCCATACCGTGCGATCCGGTGCCAACGCCAACCCCACGCCAAATTGCGTCAGCTCGTTCGGCGGCGGAATTGTGCGCGCAAGGCTCGGCCCATCGGGGCCATTGCCCACGACATAGAGACTGATGCCTTCCGGAATCGCCGCGAACGCAAACGCCATGTTATTTCTTCTCAGACGGACGGTCTGTCACCACAAGCGTCTTCGGATCAACCTGCTTCGTTTTATTCGCGCTTTCAATCGCCGCAACGCAAGCCGGAACTAGTTGCTTGTTCATGGCGACGATCTGCTTCGCCTGATCCACGCCCGTGCGCTGAAGCGACTGGACGGTCAATTGCGCTTCGTCCAGCGCCTGTTCTAACTGCTGAATTCTGACCTGATACTGTTCATTCGTCGGATGTTCCGGCGATGACTTAGCCGGTGCTTGCGCGTGACCAAGACTTGCAGCCAGAACAAGCGCGACAATAACTAACGCACACTTTGACTTCATCTAGACTCCCTAGAAAACAATCCAACCTGTGCCATTCTTGCAAATAACCCCAACCGTGAGCGCCCCGCCGTTCGCGACCGCCGCGCCAAGCGCCGGCAGCAGCGCGTCATTGACGATCGCGATCTGATTCGCCGTGCCCGCGCCGCACGACGGCAGATCCGCGACCGCGACCGGCGTCTGCACGATCGCTTTGTTCGTGAGCGTCTGCGATCCGGTCGTCGTCACCACCGGGACCGTCGCCACAGCCAAGGTCGCAAAGTCCCCCGTGAGACTGCCGCCGCTCGGGGTCGCCAGCGCGCAAAGCGGCGTGTTGCCGTTCGTGCAGGTCATGAACGCTTTCGACACCGCGCCGTCTACGTCCCACGCTTCGAGCGTCCAGGCGTGCCCGTCCGTTTTGTCGCCTCGGATGGAGGAGTTCGACATGATGAAGTTCGCGGCGCGAATGTCCGCGTAGGTCGTGCCGTCATTGGCGAACACGCCGAGGGCGTCCGTATCCCACTTCACTTGATAATTTGATCCGTCAGAAAACAGAGGTGCCCGAATCGCCCCGGCAAATGTGGAAGTCCCGGTGTTGAACGTCGATCCCGCAAAGGCAGACACGAGAATTGAGTTCGCCCCTGACGCCAGGGCAATCGTGCCATCCCCTTCGAGGCCGATACTCCCGCCCCATACCGTTTGCAAATGCACAGACACGCCCGCGCCATGTGCGATATCGGTCGATCCGTCTGCGTTGATGTAGGCCGCGCCTCCGCCGACCGCGTAGGCCGAGAGCGTCGTGCGATCCGGCGCGACGACCGCCCAGCCGTAATACTGATCGCCCGGATAGAGCGTGAGGACACTTTCGACCGCCTGCCCTTCGAGCAACAGATCCTCCGCAGGGCCAGGGCCAAGCGCGGCGTAGTTAGCGGCGACGACGCGCACAGGTGTACCGTCACTCCCGCTGCCAAGGGTCGCCGGGACGGTATATCTCGCGGCCGTTGTGGACAAGGCGATCGCGTTCCCCACAACGCCTGCCTGACGCGCGTAGAGGACAAGCGTGGTCTGCGCCGCGCCCTGGAGGTAGAGCGCGATCACGTCAGGGTTGAGGGCCGACGCTTTGTAGTCGGCGGTCTCTGGACCGTTCACGAGATTGATGGCCTCGGCGAGGCTCTTCAAGGTGTTCGATCCGTTCTGTGCGCGCACCTCGTAGTCCGCGCCGGTCAGGACGGTTTTGAAGGTATAGGTAACGGACCCAATCGTAATGGTGGAGTCATTGGCGGGTGCGGTCGTGGCGTTCTGCGTGACCGTGGCGGTGGCAAACGCCGGGGCAATGCCCAGATCCCCACTCGGGATCGTCAGTGCCGTGCCGTTCCACGCCCCGAACCCGCCGAATGTGCTGGCATCGACTTGATACTGAACGGAGTTGACCGCGCCGCCCGGCAACGCGCCGCCGCTGATCGTATTGCACCCGAACGCATTACTCGCCGTCGCGTACGTGACCGCCTTTCCCGTCCCTGTGCAGTCCGTCAACGCCTTGAGCGCCCACGCCGTGCCGCTCCCGACGAGCACGTTGTCATCGGTCGGCGCACCAGACGCGACCGCCGTCCAGGTGTTCGCGGCAAGGCACGAATACAACCCCACGCCGGAACCCGTCTTGATATAAATGTCCCCGACGCTGCACGACGCTGGCAGGGACGCCCCACTGGTGATATGGGTTGCCTGCGCGTAAGCGGCAGATGGCGCGACAAGGAGCGCCGCGCAGATTAGGAGTCTCTTGAGTGTCGTCATCGTCTACCTCGTAATTGCGGCCACGGTATACGTCGTCCCGCCAATGCGAACTTTCAGTGACACCGTTTGCGTCGGGCTTGTGCCTTCTCGGACAACCCACGCGGTATCGTTAACTGGAGATGACGGATCGCTAGTTAATAGTGTCAGCACACTAACGCTAGATGCTCCGCTCAGTATTAGCGCCCCGCTACTATCAACCAAGACGGGGAGATTCTGATCGCCAGAAGTGCGCCCGTTAAAGAGAACAGAAGGCAGTCCCATGATTCACTCCTACGCGATCCGCACGTTCCCGCTCGCATCGACTGACAGCGGCACGTTGACGCCGCCAGCCGTGCGACCCCAGATCAGTCGCGACGGCAACCCCGGCACCGCTGAGGCGTGCGTGCCTGTGCCATTAATAATCCCCGTGGACCCCACGCGCACTGGCACATTCGCGCCGTTGTCGTCTCGCCCATTGCCAAGAATCTGATTCATAACTAATCCACGTCTTCGACTTGAAACTGCACGGTTTTCGATTCCGACATATCAATGTCGTCAATCAATTTTATCACATAAGGTTCCGAGGCTTCTGGTGCCAAGTCTCTCGTGGATGAATTGGTTTCCGTGCCCAAATTCCGAATGTGACTAAAGAGGAGCGAGATCGTCTCTGACGCCGAGGCCACAAACGCCGACGCCATCGTGCCCCACTGGTTCAGGACGCCGACGAGGGCATAAGTTCCCGACAGAATGACGCTGTGATAGTCCACGCCATTGTCGGTATCGAGCGCATCACACCGCTGAATCAGTTCCGTGCTCTCGACATCATCGCCTTGCGCCAATCCAGCAAAGGGTCGATACCGTGGACGCTCCACGCCATCTTCCACAGTCGTTTCGTGCCACATCGCCGCCGCTGTCGCCGTTGCCAAGAGGCCGTCTGCTAACACCCACGAACCTTGCACCGCGTTCCCAGATGCCCCTTGCATGGCGTTGACCTGCAAGATCAGCTTCAACGTCGGACGTGATGCACCGTTGACGGGAATCCACCAATGGACCTGTTGCTTGGCCTGATAGAACACCGCGCGGCACGTTACACCATCTGGCATAATCGTGATGGTGTTCCACGTATTGCGGAGGCCAAGAATATCCCTGATGCCGCCTGCGCCCACCATACACGGCCCTACAGCCGGATCAAGGAAGTAGAGGCACGGGCGTCCGTTTTCGTCCACCCCGCCGACGATGCTGTCTGGCAACGCTCCCCGTGTCTTGCTCACACAGATCGGATCGTAGGCGTGCGTAATATCGCCCGTGCGGGACATCTTGTAAATCGCGTGCCATTTGAAGGCGAACCACGTCCCGTTGGCCATCTGGCTAATGCCGGTCAGGCCGCCGCCGTCGTAGTTGTCCAAGTCCACGAAGTTATCGCCGCCTGTGGCGAGGGGCAGGCGTTCGTCATTCCCCACGCCTGGATCGGCAAAGACCGGCGACCACGACACGCGCGACTTGAGCGCATCGTCCGTCCAGTGTCCGCCCAAGAGCAAGCGATCCGCATCGGCCGCGACAAAGCGCGCTGACGGCTGAAGCAAATACGTCCCAATCGACTCGGAGAGCACCCCTTCGTCGGGATACGACTGAAAAGCCAAGTCCGTCACGTCCGTATACGTCGTCGTCCCAATCGGCACGGTCGCAATGCGCCAGAAGATGGCGTTGTCCGTCGAGGCTTCGACTTCCCAATGCGTCTCGCCCTCATTCGCCAAGGCTTGCCGATGCACGACGGCCCCGGTCGCGCTTGGCCCAGGACGAAACGTCGTGGACTCGGACGGCTCGCTCCGACGCAGGATCTGCCCATCGGCATTCTTTTCGATAAAGCGCGTCCGATAGAACCGCGTGCTCATGAACTCGCCCAACGCCAGTCCCGGCGTGAGCGGCAACGGGGGATTCACGACGGGCACAGCCGATCCGGCCGGGAACGTATAGGTCGTATTGACGCCCGTCGCCACATCCAAGTCCATCTCTTGGAGCGACGTGGCCGCTTCTCCCGCCGTCGTGGCCCACGCAATCCGAACCGTGCCGGGCGCAATCTCTACGGCATCCGGATTAAACGTGCTCACACCTTGCGCGACGATATACCCAGACGTAGACGACTTCTCGCGGATCGTGAGCGTGTTCGGATCGCCGTAGACCTCTAGCACCCAAATCGACGTGTCCGCGAGCGGCACTGGCATGACCCATGAGGGAATCGGAATTGTGCCCGTCATCCCAGGCCACGGCGCTTTGTGGGCCATACTGAGGCGCGTGCCGTCCGCCTGCCGCATGATCCAGCCATAGGAGGCGTCCGAATACATGAAGACGCCCTTGCGGAACGGGATCGGATAGTTCGGCGCAATGACGACGGTGTTGTCTAAAAATGTCTGAACGCCCGTCGCATCGAAGGCCGCCACGCCCGTGCCTAGAGCGAAAATCGTATTGGTGGTGACAAGGCCCGCTTCGCTAACATCCCCGAGCGCCTGTCCCGAGAGCGGGCCAAAGCCGCCGACGCTGGTACGAACCGTTGCGCCGAGCGAGGCCGCCCAGATACTATTGCCTGCCCCGAGGCGCGTAATGCCCGACCCGTCCACCATCGATGACGTGATGCCGATAGTGTCGTAGTCCCAAATCTCCGAGACGGTGGTGTTTTTCTGAAAGAGAATGACGGTATCGGTGAACCAATGCGGCGCGTTCGCACTGACCCCAGCGAGCAAGGCAATATCCGCCCCGTCGATCGACAGGTTCGCGCCACCTTGGCCGCAGGCGGCATTGCCGAGGCTGTTGAGAACCGGCATTAGGCGCTCGTGACCACTGGGGCTGGCGATGGCGCAGCGAGTCCCGTGCGCCGCAAGGACGTGCCGTCCCAGACGTGCAAACGGTCCTCGTCTGAGAGGTAGGAGAAAAAGAGCTTGCCGTTCAGCGCCTGTGACTGGATGTGATACACCTCAGGCTCCACGACGGTCAGATCGTCCTTCGGGATAATCTGCTGCCAGATGCCCAGATACTGCTTGGCAAAGCAGAAGTCGGCCGGGGTAATCGTCGCCCCGATCCCCCAATGTTCCGGCGTGTTGATGTCGTTGTCCGGCAACCGCTCGGACAGATGCGCGATGAATTCCTGCCCATCAAGAAATGACCCGTCAATGGGAATCGGCATACAGCCCAAGCGCCGCTCGCCCAAGGCCGACAGCCAGAATTCCACGTTCATCGCATTGGCACACTGCGTCGGCCCCAACCCCACGGGGAGGTCGGAATCGTTCATCCCGCCGCGCCACGACGTAATTAGAATGTCGTTGGCCATACGCCCAGTCCGCCGCGCCAATAGCGATTGCGCCCCTGATAGACATTCAGATACTTCGATTTCGCTAAGAAATACTTCAACTGCGCGAGTTGGCTATCGAAATTGCCCTGATAATCCGCCGCCACGTCCAACTTTTCCATCTTGCGCGCTTCAATGGCGCACGCGCCATCGACCAGCATGTCGTGGAAGTCTTGAGGAAAGATCGGCACGTCGTCATCGGCCAAGTCAGCGAAGGCCAACTGGACATCGGCCGTGAGGTCATATTCGGTCGCCGGGACGCTATCGAGATAGACCGTCACGGTGTCGGCGTCCTGAATGTAGACCGCATAGCGCCGCGCGGGGTCTTCCATGATGGGCGAATTGCGGATCTCGTCGAGCGTGACCTGCACGAGCGGGTAACTCGGCGCAAGATTGGGATTCCAGATGGCGAATACCTTCGTCGCGCCCTCGAAGACGAGCAAGCGACTGCCAATTTCCGTCGTCGCCGTCACAATGCCGGGCGCGGTCGTTTCTAGGCCAATGGCCGAGACGATCTGCCCATAGACCCGGTTGACATCCTTGCCGACGCGCGTCTGCGCCGTCTCTGAGGTCAAATTCATCAGGGACATCGTTTGCGAGACAATTTCCGCAAAGGTCATACCGATTGCCCCTTAAAACGAAACGCGCCGCCGTCCAGCACGGACAGTCGGCGCGTCAACTCCCACCGGACCCGGCCTTACTGCATCAACATCGCAAAGATGAGCACGAGAATCGAATGGACCCGTCCCATACATCGCTAGGCCGTCGCCAGCATCGCGTCCTGCTCGGCCACGATCTTCTGCACCAAGCCCTTGAACCCGCCACCGCTGAAGAACTGCGCGTTCTCCATGCGCTGGTCAATCGTGCTATTCGGGTAGTTGATGTCCAGTTCCTTGCCCGCGTTGCTCTCGGCAATCCGGACATCAAACCGCTTGTCGAGATACAGCCCCGGCCGCTTGATCTCGTTCAGCGCACGAATCTCATCATGCGTTAACTGCTGCGCTTCCCGGCCATTCTGCCGCACCGCGCGAAACGCGAGCTTCGGGCCGCCCTTGCGCCGACGCAAGTAGTCGCCCATGCTCACTTTCTTACGTGAGGCCAAGAGTTCCTGGCTCGCGGCCAGCTTTTCCTGACTCTCCGCGAGACTCGCAATCGCCTTCGCAATCAGCTTGTTGTCCGTCGCTTCGCTCATAGACTAGAGGCTCCTTATTACGCGGCCACGCCCTTGAGAATCATCACGTTCAGCACAATCGCTTCGGACAGATTGCCGCCCGAGATGTTCTGGACGTTGATCTTGTACGACGCGCCGTTACTAATCGAATCGGCCCAGACGAGATACGATGCCCCCGTGCCAGCCGAGGCGTGCATCACGAGCACCTGATCGCCCGTCGCGACGACGGTGCAGGTCACGGTAAACGACACAATGTCACCATCCGCCAGTTCGGCGTTGTTCATCGTGATTGCGCCGCAGACTTTCGAGAGAGTGACGCCCGTTGACTTATTCGTCGCCTGCGTCACGGCCCCGCCCGCGCCCGTGGCATATCCGACGCCACCCGACGAAGACGAAGACTTAATCGCACCCGTGCTCGTCACCGAGGCCGGGGTCGTGCTCACCGTGGTCTGCGAGAGCGTGTACCACGTCAGGCCATCGTCCGACGCGACAAACGCCACCATGAGCGTGGCCGCCTGCGAGAACGCCGAATTGACCGTCAGGGCATTGATGTAGTTGCCCACGGCCGGATAGACCTTGAGGACCGCATTGGCCGTGTCATCATTCTTGATGAAGAACACACGCCCGCGCCCGGTCACACTCAAATTGGGCAGGATCACACCTACGGTCGCATCGGCCCCGGTGACATGCACCAGAGACGGCGGCGTGGAGGTAATCGGCGTGGCGTCGGACTGGCTGGAACCGGCCGCCGCAATGGTCTGGGCACCGATAAGCTGATTCACTAATCTCGGCATGACTTACGAATCCTTCTGAGCTAAGGCATGTTCAGGAATGAACACCCAAATTCTCCGCACGTACGACCGAGAGAGGCGGGATGCCCCTCTCGGTCTGAAGGTCTAACTAACCCATCGTGTCGTTGACGAAACCGTGATCGAGTTGGCAATTAATCACCGCCGCGCCGGTCGTGGAATTCCGACTATAGAAGTTGGCAATCAGGTCGCCCGAGGCAAACCCGTCGCCCACCTTGCCATCGGTCGTTTCGCGGCCGAGGTTGGCGTTATCCGCACACGACGCGACCACATCGGTCGGGAAGGTGCCCTGAATGCCGTACCATCCGCCCTTGGTGCTCGAATCGACAATGCCCATCGCGACCGCGACCGGCCCCTTGGCATTCGCGGCAATCAGCGCCGTCGCCCCGGCCTCGTCAAATGTGACCACCGAGCCGACAATCGTGCTCGTCACGCCCTTGAGGTAGACGAACTCGGCCGAATTGCCCGTGGCGTCGAGTCCATAGACCCGCTTGCCCAACTTGCTCGTATCGGCCGTCGCATCCACGGCGGACAACGTGCCGCCACTGACGCTCTGAATCGGACCCGTGATATATGCAGACATCTCTGATCTCCCTTGGTCCGATTACGCCGCGAACAGGCCGCCCAGACGCGACCGATTGTCGGTCGTCAACTGAAGCGCCGAGTAAATCTTCCGAATGTAGCCAAACTGATTCGGAATCTGCTGCGTCTCGCCCATCTCTCGGAAGAACTCTTTCGAGACGGTCAACTGGAGCGAGCGCGGGTTCCAGAAGTAAAGCGTGTCGCTGGCAAACTGCGAGAAGCAATACCGCGAGGTCTTAAACGCGAGCACCTTGAAGCCCGCGTCCAGTTCCTTGGTATCGACATACCGCTGGAGCGCCTGCTGCGTGCTCTCGTACAGCGCCTGCGTGGTCGCGTCCGAGACGATGCCCGTGGGCATCAGGCTCGACCCCGACCCCTTGGCGCACTGGTCCCACAGGACCGTCATGCCCGCTTCGATGTCGGTATCGTCGGTATAGGTGCCGAACTGATTCCTCCACCATGTTTCCGACCCCGCGTCAATGCCGCCATCCGACCCCTGGCCGTTGGAGGTAATGTGCGTCGGGAACCCGAGGAAGCCGTTCGTATTGGCGACAAAGCACGCCCGCTCGATCTTGTCGTCGTGCGTCTTGATGCCGTTGGTCAACAGCGACTTGACGAAATCGATCTTCTGATTCTCGGTCGTGTTCGCCACTTCGTCGGCGTTGTACCACTTGATCGGCACGCCCAACTGCGCGGCCGGGCCGTAGGACGCCGCCGTGATCACATCGGTCGCGTTCATATCGACCGTGGAATCGTTGGCCGCGAGGAACGACGCGCCTGGGTTCGCCTGATAGTCCAGCGTCTTTTCGATGCTGGAACCGAGGGACTTCTTATCGATGCCGTTCTGGCGCTCAAGTTCGCGCAGGAACGCGGACTCTTCCCACTGATTCGCGGGCTTGCGCTGGTAGTTAAGGACGGCTGCGTACGAGGACGCAATATACTGAGAAATACTGAGCGACATGGAACACTCCCCACCGCAACGTGCTAACCGGCTCAGTAACGCCTGAGTCTGGCGGAAGGGGTGACGCGCTCACCCAAGGCGGGTCCGTAACGTGGACGAGACGGCTATCTACAGACGGTTATCGTCCTTCTCGTCGTGTTCGTTCTTTTGCCCTAATGCAAGTCGGAGCTTGGCGATGGCGTCTCGATGAAGGTTCCACACGGTCATCGTGCCGCGTTTCATCTTTTTGGCAATGTCCTTGAAGGCCATTTCTTGGCCGTAATGCAGATCGATGACCTTACGCTCGTCTGCCGACAGCTTTCGAATAGCCTTTCTGGCTTGAACGCGCTGCTCTTTGCGAATCATTGCGTCTTCTTGCGACTCGGGCGGTTCCGTCTGGCACATATCCGGCAGATAGCCATGATCGCCAGAGTGCCCATCGGCCCGAATCGCCTCATACATCCGCAACCGCGCAATCAATCGGCGCACGGAGACGACTGACCGACCCGTCGCTGTGGCGATTTCATCTTCAGTCGGCTCGCGCCCAAGGTCATCCCTCAGTCTTTCGGTCGCATCAAGGAACTGAAACCGCGCCTCTCGCTCCGTCTTCGGCCAGAAACTGGCCCGTAAGCCATCCATCATGGCCCCGTGGACCGCATGGTTGACAAACGAGGAAAACTTCACGCCGCGCTCCGGATCGAATCGCTGACTCGCCTTCAGCAACCCCACCATGCCGTCTTGCGCCAAGTCGTCGGCTTCGACGCCACGCTCCCGATAGCGCCGTGCCAACTTCTTGGCGTGCAGACGCACATCCGGCAGGTAGCCTTCAACCAATTCGTCCGTGTTAGGCACCGTATTTGCCCCGCGCCGCCTGTCGGATGACATCTTCCAAACTCTCCGGTTCCGTTTTCTGTGGCGTGCCGCCTGACACCGCTGGCGCACGAGTCGCCGCCGCAGGCCGCGCCTGGAGTTCTTTCATCAACTTTTCCCGAATGGCCGCTTCATCCGTGGTCATCTTGCCGCGCATTACCTTGGCGACGACGTTCTCAAAGGCCATCTTGGGGTTCGCGGCCATTTCCGTGTTGATTTCCGCCGCGTGCTTATCGACCGATTCTTGGCCCCAGACGGAGTAGGCTTCCTTGATCTTATTCTGGATCACCGGGGCCAATTGCCGCTGGACCTGCTGCGCCTGCCACTGCTGTTCGATTGGCCCAAACCGCTTGGTCATTTCCTCTTTGGCCTGTGCCAGCGCCCGCGACTCGGCCGATCGAGCCGTCCAGTCCAAGAGTTTGCCTAAGCCTTCTGGAGAATAACCGCGCGATCCGTCCTGATACTGCACGTCAGGCTCTGGGCGCGGATCGTGTCCGTTTCCGGACGGCTTGGGCGCTTCCTTGGGCGTCAGAAACTTCTGATACGCCGGATTCGCCTTGGCCAGCATTTCCAGATAGCGATCCGGGTCCGTCGTCGCCAGCCGATCCGCATTCTCATACGCCTCAAGCGCCTTCAGCTTTGGCTCATGCTGCTCGCGCCACTCCTTGAGCGCCTTGACCTCTGGCACACCTTTGGCCTCTTGCTCGGCCATCCACTTCGTCTTGGCATTAGCGATGATGCGCTTGGTCTGACTGTAGGGAATGCGATTCTCGCGCTGGCCCTGCACGGGCGGCTTGATGCCCTCTGCGCCGAGGATGGCGTCGATCTCGTCAGGCTCGGGCGTCTTCTGGGCATCTTCCGTTGGCGTTTCCGTCGCCGCAGGCGTCGTTTCAACCACCGGAGTATCCTTCACCGTCTCCGTAGGCGTGGATACCGGAATATCTGCCGCGCTATCCGGATGCGCGTCGGCCGCCGCGTTCGCAATCACTTCACTCAATCCGTCCATAGAACCTCGTTAGTTATCAACCTTGCCGATGAAATATCCGCACATAAACGCGACGAATTGAAAGAAACAAAACAGCAACGCACTATAGATTGTCATGCTACACCCACCGCACCGTATGCTTCGACTTGTCCCCGCTTCGGGTGCCCTGATGCTGCACGTAGTTCGTCATGCCGCGCGCCTTGGCGACCTTGGCCATTTCCGCCTTGGACCGAAAGCGCCGGGGCGTGCCGTCTGGATGGCAGAGGCCATGCTTGACCGTCACATCGCACTCGTCGCCAATCACCGATGGAGCCTTCGAAGCATAGCCACGCTCCATCAGCGTTCCACACTCACAAAGCGGATCTTTCGACTCAATCGGCTCCCATACATCGATGCGCTCATTACCGCAGTTCAGACAGCAGCGATTATACAGCGGAGACATTAGCTACTCGGCCCTCGTTCCATGCGCTTGTTGACGGTCGGCATTGTGTTCCACTGTTCGTGGACAATGCCCTGCGGAGGCGGCTGTGGCGGCATAGGCGGTTGTCCGTTGGGCATAGTGCCTCCTGGCATTGGTCCCGGCATCGGCCCGCCTGGAGGCATCGGCGGAGGCGCAGGCGGCGCGACCGGCGCAAGCACCGACGCCAAGAGTTGCTTGGCCTGATCGATCATCGGCTGCGTCGGCGCGACCCCTTCTTTGATCATCGTCGCCATGACCAGCGGGTTAATCAGGTCGTCCTTGCCCGCAAAGGAGAATGACATCTTCGGCGGCTCGGGCGCTTGCGGCGGCGGATTCTTCAGCTTCGTCGGATCGAACCCGTTCAGTTCCAAGAGTTCTGCCTGAATGTCTTTCACCACGTCCGTGGCATAGGGTGATTTCGCCACGAGGTTCAAGAGCGATTCCAATTGCTGCTTTCGCGCGCCCGTGTCGATCATCACCGTCGAATCGGGCCGAATCTTCATGACTAAATCGATGAGGAACTTCTTGCCATCCCACGCCTGCTGCATCGCCCGCTTTTCGTCAGGCGTGAGCATCGGAAACTCGCTATAGAGCGCCATGTAGCCTGCGATGGTCCGCGCAATGCCGAGAAAGAAATTCGATACCTTGGCCCGGTCATGGCCAATCAGGGTCGCAAAGTTCCCTTGGACAATCTGGACTTCCGCCTTCGTCTTGTCGCCCGGTGCAACCGTGCCCGACTGGTTTGGCCCCAATCCGACCTGATTGGCAATGTCCGCCTGCGTCCGATTGTCGAACTCGAAATTCTCAGACGGATAGCTCGCCCGCGCCACTTCGCCAAACATGCGGGAGCCATCCCCGAGCGACGGGATAATCCCCTGCCATTGGCCCTTCATAATCAGGTCCAGAATAATCGGATCACAGGTGCTGGTATTGACCCAGCGCAACGGCATCGAACTATTCCGCTGCTGGAACATCTGCGATCGGGAGACGTTCAGGTCATTGACCTGCGGGCGAATGACTTCCGTGTCGCTCGGAGGAATCGGATGGTCCGACACATACGTCAGCGTCAGCGCCCGAATCGGGAACAACAGATTGCCGATATAGCGTCCCGTCGCCGCGTCCTTCTGCTGCCCCTTCCACGGCTCATGGATCGCCGCGCCCTCTTTCCCATCGACAAAGGCAATGCGCCAGATGCAGTCAAATGACAGTTCCTCGGGGTCCACGCGCCAGCGCCAGTAGTAGATTTCGACGCCCGTCACGGTCTTGTAATCGTCCAGCCCCTTCTGCTCAGACGGATCGCGCAATGTCTCATTGGGCTTGCGTTCGTTCGCCCCGAGCACGCTTTCCTTGTCGTCGTCGCTCAGGTCAAATTCTTCCTTCGCCTCGGCCCAGCCCATCCGGAACTTCCGCCCAACCCAATCGGCGTCGTCGAAGTTCGATCCGCCAAACTCCACCGGCCAGAGAAAGTCCGTGGGACTCATGCGAATGCCGTAATACTTGTCGCTCACGAGTTCCGGCACATCCACCATCGGCAACTGGCCCGACGCTTGAAGCGCGGCCACATCCTCTGGCGGCAACATCGACGTATCAAAGGCCGGAATCTGCTTGTTCCGAAACCGTGCCGCATAGCCGCAATAGGCCGCCGCTACGCCAGAGGCGTTTGACACATCACTCAGGCATTCTTCCATGCAGACGCCGATATGGGCACGCCGGTCGCCCAACTCATAGTTCACGGCCTTGGCAAACGGGGCCATCGCGGGCATGACGGCCGCGTTCTCATGCGTCATCTGGACCGTGGGCACCTGCGAGAACAGGTTGGCCGTCTTCGTCTTGTTCATCGGCCAGTTGGGATTGAGCGGCGTCTTCAGCGTGGCTTCGATGTTAATGCCGCCCGTATAGATGTCGGCCGAGGGCTTGCCTAGACGGTCATCGACATTGCGCTTCCAGATGTCGTAGAAGTCTTGCGCCCGGCGCTTGGACGACTCGGCGCGCGTCTGAAAGAGCGTGGCAATCGTGTCGTTGTCCACACGGGACAACTGCGCCACGGGGGCAACGTCCGCGCTCGGCGTGACAGAATCGAGCAACGAATTCATGACATCTGCCATTATGTGTTCACCCAAATAACCGGCTTATCGTCACGTTTCCGAAACATTTCAGCGCGAGTCTTTGGCCTGCGCGACTCGCACTCCTCAGCGCACGCCTCCATCATGGGCTTTAGCCATTCAGCAAATGCCTGAAAATCTTCGTAATATACAAACCCGCCTCCGGGTTCTGCTGAATCGGTTTCGCCTATAAAAATGCCATCTTTTTCTAGGTCTACCGTGACAAATGACTTCTTTCTGCCTTGTTTGTCTTGTGTTTCAAAGTCGGCCATTAGGAATCCTTATCTACGCCCGTGACGCTAGTATTCTAGCATATAACGACGATTGCCACTGCGGCATGAGATAGCGCGGGATGCTTGGGTTGTCGGTTGGGCGAGACGCAGGAGCTTGGCTCATAAAATGATAGCTCGCCGCGCAGATCCAATGGTCTTCTCCGTCTGCCAACTTGTTGGGATCGCGCGGATCAACCAACTGCATCGGAAATGTCCGAATCAGATTCGGACAGCCATATGCGCCTTGCTTCGAGAGAATCTGGAGTTTCGGCTTCTCATCAATCAGGGTGTTGAGCGCGAAATGAAGCGCCTCACCATACACATCGCGCTTGTTTTTCGACGGCTCTAACTGCACGCCGTTCTGCTCGAAGATATCTCCGATGCTGAACGCGCCCTTTCCGTCCTGAATGCACATGGTCGGATCGCACGCGGTCGCCACGATCCTCATGCCCTGCGAGGCGGCCTTAATCTGTCGCGCGACATCGGCCGCGTTCGTGGACTTCCACGTCATTTCTTTGAAGGCAATCGTTCGGCCATTCGGCAGGACGGCAAACCAGAGACACACGGCGGGGTCAGGGTTATAGCCCCAATCAATCGCGCGGTAGATGTTCAACCACGGCTGCGAGAGGAAGGACTGCCCTTGGAACTGTGGCATCTCGTCAATGACGTGCCACGGCTCGCCATCGCGCGTCGGCTGAAAGTCCTCAAAATAGGCCCCTTCAATGACCCATTCGTTGTCGAGCCACGCTTTGCGGGTCTGTGCTCCTTGCGAGGACAACCGCGCCCGGTACTGCGCTTGGTCGATTTTCTTGTTGTCGGTGAACTTGTGATTGATGATGCCCCAGTCGTCGGGGTTGTAGTCGGGATCTTCCTCGGGAGAGACGTCTTTGTCCTCGAAGTACTTCCGGACAAACGCCGCGCCTGGACCGAGCTTGTTCGTACCCCCGCGCAAGAGCGCCGTCCGACCAGACCCCTCTGGCACGCGAGCGCAGGATGCAAGCTTTAGAACCGTCTCGCCGTCAAACGTGGACATCTCATCGATGTAGACCGCATCGTATTCTGACGACAGATACCGAAGCATCGCATCTGGCGTATCGCAGTGGCCGTACCAGCCCTTCGAGCCGTTAGGATAGCGGGCAATGTTGTCGGTGTTGTGGAAGTCGCCCCCGAGACGGCGCATCTCGCCGTTGATATAGACAAGGTGCGAGCGCTTTAGCTCAGGAATTCGACGGCGAACGACCAAATACTTGAAGTCCGGAATTAGACATGCCCGCATGTGGGCGTCCATCCGAAGCGAGAGCGATTTCCCCGACCCCCTTGGTCCGAGCATGACCAAATTCGGCAGTGTCGATTCGTGAAACGGCCGCTGGTGGTCCTGTGCCTCATACAGCACGTCGAGCGTGCCATCTGGCTTCTGGACGGAGAGGGACGGGTTACTCAGCGTCGGCCTCGATGCTTTCTGCCTCAATCTGCTGCGGCATCGTCAACCCGCCAATGTTGATCCCGACCATGACCTTCGGCGCTTGGGGCCGCGTATCCTTCGCCTCAATCACGCTCACCCCCTGATGAGTGATATTCTCCAACGCCCATTCTGCCGCCCGCGCCGCCGTCGAATAGTCCTTGTCGGCCAACGCCTGCTGCGTGGCGTCCTTGTGAATCTGCACGTAATCCGGGGCATGGCTCGCCAGTGTCTCCTTGGCGTCCTCGATCATCGACTTGATGGCCTCGGTGGACCGCTTCATCAACCCGGCCAACTGGCGAATCTCCCCATATTTGATTTCCCGTGGCTTGTCGAGCACAAACTGTGCTACCATAGCCTTCTCCGCGGCACTCGGCCGCCCGCACCGCTTGAACGGCTTGAAGACCTTGGGCGGTTGCGGCGGCGGCGTTCGGTACGAAGTGTAAGGCACTTGCCCTATTATAGCACAGGAGTGACATGATCCCGACGATGCCGAAAACCAAAGACGTGACCGTGCGTCTGTTTGAAGTCCGATTCAAGGATGCTGGCCCCACGGTCCAGACTGTCCTCTGGGACGGTGACACCATCGATTTCAATGATACGCAAATCATCATTGAGTCGGTGAAGAATGGCCGCATTGAAATTGATCGTGTCCATGTCGCCATGTCCTGGATGCGCCCGCCGCAGACCACCAAAGAATACGACACCTTCATGCCCAGCGCCACCGTGGTCAGCGATGGCCCCGATACGGTCATGTAAGTATACCACGACCGCTGGATTCGGTCAGATGACCTATTATGAAGTACGAATTACCTGATATTCCCTCACAAGACTTGAGGATCGATACCTACCACCATGCCGCCCCGCACCAGCCCTTCCATGTGCGCGTGACGCATGTGCCTACGGGGTTCTACGGGGAGGCGCAGTCGAAGATTGAGTTCGTGGCGCGGGAGTTGGCGCTGGAACAGTTGAAGGCGAAACTTACATGACTATCACATTCTCGTTGCCGCCTAAGTTTGTCTATCGCTTCCTGTGCCGCCTTGGGCGACATTGCCGCCACGAAATACAGAACCAGTACTTTGGGTCGGATAAATGGATACTGGTAGACGCCTACTGCTGCCATTGTCGTGCGAAATTGCCAAAGTAATGGAGGTCCGCCAAGGATTTTCACCTTGAACTGCTTGGGTACGGGCCAAGTGCTGTGCTGTTGAGCCAGCGGACCAAAAATTATGAGGCCGTCGCCGTCCAACATCGGCGCGTTTCACTGGACCTAACGGTTCTTTCCCGTCAGCGGCCTTAATGTCTCAATTGCCTCGGCTGGCTTCTCTGCGTCCAGAGGTTCCAGCTTCCGTGTTAACGGCCATGGAGGGCACGGGATTTTCACCCGCCAACGCCGCGTCAGCACCCGAGGTCCGCGCGGTTCCTTACATTCATATTCATGTCGCGTCTCAATCCGCGATGCGAGGCAGGACATAGTATAGCACAATTCTTCCGACCGACATCTGGGGTAGTATTATGTCTGAAGACATGCCGTTTCTCTCACAAGACGCCATTCGGCCACTAGCACCTGATTCGACCATCTATTTCCTCGATCCCCATCGCGGACCAGTCGCACTCACACGCAACTGCGCACAGTTCATTGACAAGCACTGGTTTCAAGGTAAACGCACTCGTCGCGCCGCGTTGAGACAACTTGATTTTTGGCGTGTCGGCTACGGCATCCAAGGCTTCCAGATTTCTCCCCATCCTGTGCCTGGATTGCGCCCGCGATTTGCCACCCAATGGGATGCCTATCAACAGGCGAAAAAACTGGGCCTAAGGAAACCATTATGCCACGCGCATCGACCGACCAAGATATCGCCAAACTGCAACTCGAAGTCAAGGCGCTCAAGAAAGCCCTCGGCACACTCATTTCGTGGCTCCCACAGTCTGCTAATAGCCCGATCCGTACAGATGAGGCGTCGAGACTGCTTAATATCCTCAACGGACACGAAAACTGGTAAATCTTGCCAGTGACATTGCCGCCAAGAGCCCGCTCTTCGGCCACCCGGCCTCGATTGCGGTTTCGCCACCCGAGGATCTCCCCTTTCGGCCTTGTCGTGTCCATCCTGGCGTGCCGATCCCGTCCCTCTGAGCCTGTCCCTATGGCCTAGGCGCCGTCAGGATGCCCTAGGAGCGGCGCGAGGGTGTTGGCGCGGGGTGACTGCGGCGCGGAGCTGTTCGCGGCTGTAATGCGGCGGTAGTCGGTCGGCGGGGAAAGGAAAAGGCCGCGATGGTCTGCGGCCTTGGGCGAACGAGCGGGCGAGCGTGGCGCTATCTGCCGACTGCCGTAACGGTCATGTGCTGGTCGATGCGCGCCTTGGTGAACTCACGGGCGAATCCATCCGTCAACGCGCCAAGGTTCGCCATGAGGGTGTTGCAGAAGTCATCCTTGCGCGCCAGCGGCAGCGAGCGGAAGTCCTCAAGCGCTTGGTGGATTGTTCCGCCCTGCCATCCTTTGAACGCGCAATACAGGTCAAGTGTCGTCATGTCTAACCTCCGCTGTCATTCTAGGCACGAGCCGCGCGGTCTGTCAACAGGAAAGATCGGCCGTTGTACGGTACGGCCAAACGTCGGCGGGGCTAGGCTTTGGTTGTCAGCCGCGCTTTCTCGATGGCTTGTCGCATGGTGATCGTGCCGCGAGCTTCGAGATAGAGTTCTCTGGCGACAGTGGCGAGTTCACCGTTCGGAAACGTGGTTGGCGCGGGCATGTAAATCATGTGTCCTCCTGCCAATCACTCTAGCAAACGCCCGTGCGCCTGTCAAGGCCATTCGCGCATCTTATCGGCCTATGCATAGTGCTAATGGCCCACGATTGGCGCTTGACTCCCGGCGCGCCTCATGAGATATTCCACTCATGACGTTCACCTTCAAAACGACGGAGTTCGCGGTCTACACAGAGCGAGGAAGCCAGTTCTACGGCATTCGTCTGCCTATCGTGCGCGAAAGAGCGCGAGTAATGACCCTCTTCGATCGCCTGTCCCTCGTCTACGCCGCCGTCGCGATCCTGTGGACGGCCACGATCCTGATCAACGCTTGGAGGATGCTGTGAGATGCCACGTTCGACGCTCCTACGCTGACGAAACACGCTACGGACTCTACACGAATCTACGGCCATTTAGCGCGATCGACCGCTTGGACCGCGAGACGATCGGGACGTGGTATCTCGTGGTTCACGCGGGACCGCTCCACTTGGACATCTGCGGGATCTGGCGCTAACCCCTCAGCCGTTCGGCTGGACCGGACAACCCGCCTTTACTTCACGTCGAATTCCGTATGCGGCGACGTGCGCTCGCGTCTCGTGACGATAGACGGGATTGGGTATCGCGGCTGGATGCGCCGTGCGCCCAATCCCTCCGCACGCGATCGCCCCGTGAGGCACAAATCGCCCACAGCGTGGGCACCGTAAGACCGTGCCGTTAGGCCATCCGTGCATCGTTAATCACCAGCCCCGCACGAGCAGTCTGCATAAGGCGGTTGATAGTTTCCGTACGCTCGACACGTAATCGCATGGCCGCTAGTCTTAGTCTCTTTCTCCCGCAACGCCTCGATCGCCAGCTCCAGCGCTTGCGTGCGAAGCCCCGCGCCGATGTCCGTTTCGTCTGAATGAATTGCGTCCAGCACCGCGATCGCCTCGCCCGTCGTCATCGTAGTTCCTTTCGCAACGCCTCGATCGCCACGTTCACCGCCGCATACTGTTCACCAACGGACACGTCCAACCCCACACGCGGACGCAACGCTTCGAGCACGGCAATCGCCTCAGATGGCGTCACAGCTCCCTCCGTCTTGTCTGGCGCTGGCGTATCGACTGCGTGGGCATTCACCCAATCGAGCGCCGCGTGCCAGCCGGCTTGAAATGCCGCGTAGCGTTGAGCGTCAAGGATAAACTGTCCCGTAGACGGATGCTCGCAGAAGGCGCGATACAGAGCCTCGTCTGGCACCGCGACGTAACCGGGCCATACAGGCGTCATCGACCCCCCAAGAGGGTTCTGAGTGCCTTCTCTGAGACGTGCTGGCCTGCGAATTCGGTCTTGGCGCATGTTCGACAGTATTCGAGCGCCGGGCCGGGACACGGGCGAAAGATGTGTGGATCGGGATCGAGCACGAACGTCATCCCATACATGACGCGTTGGGCGTCGGTGAGCGCAAGCGTCACATAGTCCTCCCAATCACGCGAAACGGCTCGACGTAGAGGGCACTGAATTTAGCCTGACAGGTCGCGCAGTAGGGCATGCACCGCCAGAACGACCGCCGCACCCAACACACCGCAGAACGGCCGCAGCCGGTACCGCACGGCAAAATAACCCGCCGAGGTTCATAGTTCATAAGTTCTAAGTTCTCAAGGCAGATCTCGGCTACATGGGTGCGCCCTTCGCTTCCCTCCCTCCTCTGGTGCCCGCATGTACAGTACGTACTAGCTGTACGTCTTGTCCACGCTTATGCGGTATACCGTCGTCGGTCAGTCGCTCGGTTCGTCCCTATCAAGCCGCATGGCCTTACTGCTGGCGCGCTCTGATTGGCCCAGCACCCTCCCCCGCCCCGCACATGCGATCTCCTGCTCATGGCCAGATACACGGTACTGGCGCGGAACAGGCGCGAGGAACTTGCGCTCCCCACGGAATAGCGATTACTCGCTACAGGATCTAGTATAGCACAGGTCGCGCGAAGGGTACCGCGAATCGAGCGGCATTGAAAAGAAATGTGCGCGATTACGGACGTATACCGATCCAATTATTTGGATCTAAAGTGGTTGTGTGGTAATTTAGACACACCAAAATCCAATAAATTGGATTACGCACAGTCAAAATAATGACACGATGTAATGGCCTTGGCGCACTGACGACACCGGCGTCGTTTCGCCTGTGGCCACATGCGAGCGTTTCCACGATACAGCCTTCGGGATAGTCGGGCGTTTCGTGGAAGTCCTGACGCCGTTCGGTTACGGCGCGGAGCGGCCATTTCCGCTTGCTGATACGCGCGGTCATGTCGTGGCCTCAATGGCGTCTTTCACCACTTCAAGCGCAGTGCCGATCAGGTCAAAACATCGGCACATGCTATTGGTGCCTTGCCCTGTCGGCCTTCGGAACTCGCAGGAGTGCGATCCGCACCCTTCTTTCATAGAGAGGCGCACGGCTCGAACGACAGGCGCTACGCTGGTTTTTCCGCGCGCAAACTGACGAGCGGATTCGATGATTAATTCGGTACGCATGTGATTCGGTGTCATGTCGTAGCCTCCAGCCGCGATCCTAGCAAGCGCTCGTCGTCCTGTCAACAGGTATTTAGCCGTTTCTCCGCTCCGGTCAAGCGGCCGATCCTGCTACATCCGGCACGGCATCATCACGGCGAACCCGTCGATGTCCTCGCCGCGCCACTCCGCGATCAACGCATCCTCGGTCACGCGCTTGTGGTTCGCCTCGTCCTTCGGCGCGGCGGGCAATGTCAGCGTGAGCGTCACCGTGGGCTGCCGTTGGCCCGTCTGGCTGGCCTTCAATGCCTTGAGCAAGGTTTCGAGGACTTCCACGCCGAGCTTGACGCTCAGGCAATCGACGGTCGTATCCGTGGCCATTTTGGGCGTGACGCGGGCGAAGTCGGGAAACGTCCGGTCGGCGGTGTCGATCGTGATGGTCTGGCGCGCTTGCAGGTCCGTCGTCGTGAGCGTCACGGCCTCGCCGGCCTTGCCGACAAAGGCGGTTTGCAGGATCGCCAGCGTGGACTTCTTCGGCATGGCTTTGAGCGCCGATGTCACAGCCTCGGCAGGTATGAGGACCGGCGCGGCGTGGCTCTCGGTTCCGGGCACGATCGGAAAGTCGCCATCGGCAAAAGGTGCTCGGTCGGTCATCCTCACGGCGAGATGGCCGTTCGTGGCTTCCACGACGCCAGGGGTGCAGCGGACAGCGTTAAGGAAGTAGCGGGTATCGTTGGCAGTCGTGACAGGCAAGGCAGCGGCGAGCGAAGCGCGGCGAATGATCATGATGTAACCTCCGCCACAGAGACTAGCACCCGCCGCGATCCCTGTCAACATATTATTTGCGCCTCGGCGCTTTTCCCGCTTGACACCCAGCGCGGCGTGCGGTAGAGTGCGTCTCGGAGGCAAGACACATGAAGAACAATACCGCGACTGTGCAATTGACCGATGGCCGCGAAGTCTTTCTCTCGTATGGCGTCCCTGTCGCCGCGTTCATTCCGCGCGGGACTGTCCTGCAAGCGCCCGCAGGACACACGCCCGAAGCCGTCTGGTGGCACGAGAACCCATTGCCGTCAGGCTACGTCAAAACCGATCGCAAGTATTCCGTCACTACGTCCAAGCACGCCAACGCCTACGCGGGCGCGTCGGCAACCGTCGTGCCGGATGCGATCTTCGTGGCGCTCGTGTCGCCGCTCGACTGCAAGCGCTAGGGGGCTATCATGAGCAACCACACAGGCATTCACGTCGCGGGCAAGCGCTGGTTTCACCGGGGACCGGGCAACACGTATCATTCGGTCCAGATTTTTCGCAATGGCGAACAACTGGCCTATGCGCCGATGGCCTACGGGTACGGCGATGGCTACCTGCAAACGGCGTTCGATCTGCTCCAGAAGCTGAACGTCATCCCGGCCGATGTGGACTACGGCGGGACGCGCCAACTCCGCGAGGACTTCGGCATCTCCTACAGCGTGGCCGATGTGAGCCGCAAGAAGGATCTGTAATGGCGATTCCGCGCACGCCCCAACGCATCATCAACTCCGCTGGCAAGCACATTCTCGGCCGTCTACGGGCCGCGCAGGACGACGATCCTGAGATGGCCTGTCCACGGTGCGGATCAACCGTTTGGCGCTACGATGGCGACCGTCAGCGGTGCGCCGACTGCGGCAAGTAACGCCATGATCCCCCGCCTGTCCCTCCTCGAATCCCTCGGCGTGGCGCTCCTGCTGCTGTTTGGCGGCTGGCTGATCGTCTCGCTCCTGGCCTGCCTGTAACCACGGCGCGGACGGCTCACGGCTGGGGCTGTCCGCGCTCCTCCTTCTGTTCAAAACACGTCATATGGGGCGAAGTTTTGTAAGGCTTGCCCACGCGCACGAGTCCGCTTTTCGTGACGCGAATTTGCACCTCTTGGCGCTTGCCCTTCACGATGAACCAATCGCCTAACTGTCCGGATCGATGCAGGAGAATAAACTCCGTCTCGCCCATCTCGACGCCACAGGTGCCAATTCTCATGGCCGATCCTCGCACTGCAACGCCCGCAACACCATCAGGCGCGGCATGTCGAGCGGCTGATCGTCGGGCTTCCACGGCCACCAGAACTCATGCGATCCCCGCGTTGGCGGTTTGAATCGTAATAGCTGGGCGCGCGATCGATGCATGAGGGCGGCGTGGGTTTGCCCGTCTAGATCGTAAAGGGCGTTCGCCGCATCTTCAAGGCACCAGCACAAGGCGGCGTATTGGTTATTTTCCCGAAACACCTCTTCCGCCTTGGCCCAAAACTCGCGCCAGGTCGGTAACTTATTGCTCATGTTGCGCTCCTGTCCAATCAAACTTCCGTCCCGGCTTCCACCGCGTCACACCCTGCCGGGTCGCATCCTGCCACGAGCGCCAGCAGCGCAAACAGACATCGTGATCATCGTCGGCTTTGATCTGCCCGCGATGGCGGAATTGCGCGGGGCGCTCGTGGCAGACTTTACAGACGCGGGTCATAACACAATCACCACAACGCCCTCTGGTGTATCAAACACCTTTCGCACTTGCATGGCCTCTCGGTGCGTGCCGCAGTCTCGCTGGACGCTCAGTAGTCGAATGCGCTTCGCATGGTCTCGCCGCAGTTCCGATTCTCGCAGGCGAAAATATCGCTCTAGTGACTCGTCCGCTGTGAGTGCGCGTATCACCTTCTTCGGCAAGCGTGGCATTAGCGATTCCTCCCAATGGCCCACGCCCGATCGCAATGCGGGCACAGCACCAGTTCCGCGTCTTCCCCGCTGCGGCTCCATTCGATCTGGACTGCGCGGCGGCCCTTGGCATAGTCCCACGACAGGCCATGCCCACACGTCGGGCACTCGGGCACGGGGCCGGGGCCATTCCAGCTCGCGCCGTCCATGTCCCAGGAGAAGGAGTGGTAGCCGTCGTCGAGAACGATGTAGGGATCGGTGTCGTTCAGCGCTTGCAGTTTGCGGCATTCTGCCTCGCGGTCCAAGTCGCGGGCGCAGCGGTCGCTACAGACGCCGCTATCGGTCAGCGTGCCGCAGTTGTGGCAGGGGCGGTAGTCTTCATAGGTGCTCATTTGGCCGCCTTTCTTGGCTCGATCCGATCCATGACTATCTTAGCCTCTCTAATGGCGTTTTCAGCCTGAATCAGCAGCGTCATGGTATCGTCCCATTCCTCGGCCGTCAGGACCGGCAAGCCTTCCGACAGCGCATTTAATAGCATGTCGTTGGCGAGTCCAACGTTCAGCCGTGCGCTATCGATGTTGCTTTGCGCTTCTGTGATTTTCCGCTTGTGCGATCGCGGCATGTCCTTCCCTCCTGCGCCCACTCTAGCGCACGGCGCGTCAGGCGTCAAGCGAAAATAGTGCTTGACACCGAAAAGACTTCTAGGCCATACTCTGCGACGGAGATTCTGACATGTGCAATTTCTTTTCCGCCATCGCGCTCAAGAACGGCGATATTCTGTGGCACTCGATGGTTGATTCGCATTCCGAATTGATCGAATACTTCAAACTGCCGGATACGCGATCGTATCACCAACACTTCGCCAAGTGCGAACTCTCGCCATCGCAGGACGACGAGGCGCACTGGATGAACCCGCAGCAATGGGCGTTCAAATTGGACGAAGAAACCGAGCCGTCATGGTGGCCAGATGTCGCGGCCAAAGTCGAGGCGTCCATGCGCGACAAGGCGACACGGATGATCCTTAAAGACGACAGCAAGCCGATGATTCTCGATGGCTGCTGGATCGTGGGAGGCAAGGCTAAGATCCGAGAAGTGCGATCGGGCCGTATCGTGCGGATTTGGGGCGGCACGGTCTCCGCGATTCGGGGCGGCACGGTCTCCGAGATTCGGGGCGGCACGGTCTCCGCGATTCGGGGCGGCACGGTCTCCGCGATTCGGGGCGGCGCGGTCTCCGATATTTGGGGCGGCACGGTCTCCGAGATTCTGGGCGGCACGGTCTCCGCGATTCGGGGCGGCACGGTCTCCGCGATTCGGGGCGGCACGGTCTCCGCGATTCTGGGCGG